CGACAGGAACGGCAATCAAAGGATATGCGGAATCAGTAACAGCCAAAGGCGAAAGAAATGACTGCGTTGTTAGAGCATTTGCGTCCTCATTTGAAGTATCTTATGATTATGCCCACAGGTATGTTGCCGATGAATTTGGAAGAAAACCAAGAAATGGTACATACGGAACGGTATCTAAACTTGTAAAAATGTCCGACAGTTTGTTTAAGGTTAACGGTAAAAAAGTTTGTCCTGTTGGGGTAAGACATAATGATCAGATGTTAAGATCATTAATGTATAATGTGACAGTTAAAGGTGAGACAAAGAAAAGAAACATGACTGTGGGTACATTTGTTAAACAAAACCCAAAAGGCACATTCTTTGTTCTTGTTAACCGACATGCGTTTACAATCAAAGATGGTGTTGTAATTGGAAATCCTGAAGATGCCACCAAAACTAAAAAAATCATGAGATGTGCATTCAAGATAAAATAAATTAAAAAATATTTTATAAATTGTTTGGCAAATCAAAAGTGATTACATATCTTTGTGATATGGAAATAACGATTAACATACCCGATGGAGTTCTGAATAGATTGAAAGAACTTGAAATTACAGACGAAAATATTCAAAAAGAAGTTCTAATTGATTTTATAAAAGATTCTTTGGATACAGATTACTTAAACGGGATGTCTAATAAATTCAGAAAATGGACATTAAATAAAGAAAATATTGAAGTTTATTTGGCAGATTGAAATAAAATTAATAGATTTGTAAGACAAACGGGGGTAGGAAGTAAGAGCTTGGTGTCCTACTCCCGTAAAAAGAAAAAGTTCTTTGAAATTAAAATATTGTGTGAAGTAAGAAACGGGAAACTTGTAAAGTACATTAACCTGTTGACATAAGATGGTGAGACAAGAGTGTGTGTCAACTATGAATCACAAATAAATGGTGACTATAGCTCAGTTGGTAGAGCAAAGGTTTGTGGTACCTTGTGCCATGGGTTCAATTCCCATTAGTTACCCAAAAAAAATATAGTTAATTAGCTCAGTTGGTTAGAGCATTGGTTTCCAAAACCAAGTGTCGGAGGTTCAACCCCTTCCTGGAGTGCCAATAATGGAATGGTTGACAAGAATTATTTAAATACCTTGATATTTATATATAACAATAAATGTAATATAAAGTATAAAGATATGTGTGAAGAAATATTAACTTTGAGGAGAGAAGGAAATTCGTTAGGTGAAATATCAAAAAAGCTTAATAAGCCAAAATCAACAATAAGTACTATTTGTAAAAGGTACGGTTTAGTTGGTAGGTCTGACGGTAAAATTGAATTCCCTAAACACATGATTAGGGAGTTGAATGATTATTATAGAACTCACACAACAAAAGAAACCTCCAAATTTTTTGGAATAAGTGTGTCGGTTGTAAAATATCATGTGGATAAAAAAAGAATTATTCTAACTGACGAAAATCGCAAATTGAATAATTACAAACATGTTAAAAACTTCAGACAAAAAAATAAAGAAAGGGCGGTTGATTACAAAGGGGGTAAATGTGATAGATGTGGTTATAATAAGTGTATAATCGCATTAGAATTTCACCATACAGATCCAAAAGAAAAAGATTTTCATATATCAAGTAATATGAATAAATCTTGGGATAAAGTAAAAAAAGAATTAGATAAATGTATTTTAGTTTGTTCAAACTGTCATAGAGAAATACATTATGGTTTATTTTACGATAATACGGTACATATACCCTCCGCCTGATACGCGGTTGAAAGGTTAATTGGTTCCATGTAGGTTCGATTCCTACTGTACCGACAAATAGTCAGGTGGTGGAATGTTAGACACATAGTGACACGCACGGCAACCTTGAATAAGTGCACTTTGAAAAGGCAATGCGAATGATGAAGAACACTACCTCACTGTGCGTAGGTAAAATTCAAAGTGTTCATGCAGGTTAGAATCCTGTCCTGACTACAAAGGGGTAGAATATTAGTAAGGGCCTTTCCTGAAAGATGGCTAGTTAGGCCCGTGTCTACCCTTATTTTTGGCCCGGTCTTCTAATGGCTAGGAAATCCGGTTTTCATCCGGGCAATCGGGTTTCGACTACCCGTCGGGCTACGACACATAAACTTCAGTACCCATACCGCTGACGATGGGCTAAGTAAGATACAATTCCGTACTGCGGGGAGTAGAATGTTGAAGAGTGTGTTTATAGCTAACCAAGCTTTACTACGATACGGGTTCATACCTGTGGGTTAGGGGTGACGATCAGGAAAGACTGATAACTTGGTCTATTGGTGTAATAGTAACATTTGTCCCTGTCACGGACAAGCCCTCGGAGCATAACCGGGATGGACCGCAAAAATAAACATATTAGTAAAATAATTATGTGATAAGTGATAGTTTTAGGGTTCGAGTATATATTTATATAATATATGAAATGTAAAAAATGTACTAATGAATTTGAACCAAAAAAAGGATTAAAATCTTATTGTTCTTTACATTGTAGAAATAGTCGAGAATGGAGTGATGAAGATAAGTTAAAAAAATCTTTGTCCGCAAAAAACTCAGATAAAGTTAAAAAGGCGAACATCGAGATCGGCAAATTAAAAAAAAGTAATCCGACAATAACAATATGTTTAAAGTGTGGTGAAAATATTATATCTTACAGACGAAGAAACAATAAATACCATAACGAATGTTGGTTGAAGTGTTCTGGAGGGTTTAGAGAAAACTCAACTAAAAAATATTCATCATATTATAAAGGATATAAAATGGATTCTAATTCTGAAAAAGAATTTGCTATTTTATGTGATAAAGAAAATATTAAATGGATTAAAAATAATGGTGAGTATTTTTTTGAATACCTTGGGACTGATTTAAAAAATCATAAATACTATCCTGATTTTTATTTAGAAGAATTTGATTATTGGGTTGAAATTAAAGGTAAATTATATGCGGATAAAGACTGTAATTTAAAAAATAAATTATCATCTGTAAAAAATATTTTCTTACTTTATTCTAAAGAAATTAAGAAATTTAATTTTGATGAATTAAAATAAAATACTTATATTTGTATTATGAAAAAATTTGAAGATTTAAAGTTTGAAAAAATTGAAGACGCACCATTCCAAATTGGTGTGAAGTGTCGAATGATGTTTGAAAATGGATACGGTGTGTCTGTTGTTTCTCACACACATTCATATGGTGGTAAAGATGGTTTATTTGAAATTGCCGTTTTGGGTAAAGATGGTGATTTAACTTACGATACTCCTGTAACGAGTGATGTTATTGGATATTTAAATCAAGAAGAAGTTACAGAAATCATGGATCAAGTGCAGTCTTTATAAAAAAAATTGTTTATATTTGTACTATGACTGACGAACAACGAAAAGCTTTAGATAACATTATGGATTGGTTTGACTTTGAAAAGGTTCACAAAACCATGAGATCTTTACGATGGGAGTGGTTGGGTACTGTAGAGGGAATACCTTGTTTAGGTGAGATTAAAGAAAGAGCAAGAGAGTTATTGACCAATTCTATTGAACAAGAAACAAGTGTTGGATCTGGAGGTTTTCAAGTAACCTACATTCCAGTAGAAGGATTTTTAAAACTTGAATTTGTAGTGTCCGAATGGGACTCTTTAATGTAAAAATGTATAATTGTTTAACTAATAAAAAAAAAGAAAAATGAGTAAAGGACAAACTAAGGGGCGTTACATTTGTAAAATAGGTTTTTACGATATCTACGCAAAAGACACAATGAAAAAAAGTACGGAAAGAGGTGGTAAACTAAAAGTTTCCGCAACTGATTATCAAATCTATCATTCAAAAAATTTGAAGGAGAAAGGGTTTAAAACCAAAGATCTTGCGGTTACTAAGGCCACTGAGATGATGAATAAACACATGGTTAAGGCCTAATCTAATCGGGTCTTTTAACTTAGTTTGTTAGAGTGATACACTCATAATGTTGAAGTCTTTGGTTCGAGACCATAATGGACCACTAATTTAAAAAAATATGTTTAAAATAAAAAACCTTTTAGTCACTTTAGTGGCATCTATAATTGTCATGTTTGGATGTATCCTTATGTGGCTTTTCATCTCTAACGAAACATCGGTAGTTTCAATTCTTTATGGTACAATTGCTATGTTCTTACTTTTTGGAGCCATAGAATTTTGGGAGAAAAAACTTAAAGAATGGTTTAAAATGGAAGACCGCAAAAAAAATATTAATTAAACCTCTTGGTTTGAAAAAAAGGTGGGTGTTATTACTAATTGGTACCCACTTTTTTTATTTTTATTTCGTTTATATATAAAAATCATTTATGAATATCCCTGTTATAGTCGCTGTTGCGATTCCTGTTTTTATGGTTATTTATGTTATCTATTCTTTTCTAACATATAAAAACAAATAATTTACAACCATTTCTTTTATTATATCTATTTATATATTAAAACAGTATGGGTTGTTGTAATCGTAAACTTGTTATTACCGAACAAGAAAAGTTGGAAATAATGTCTATGTATGGTATTCTTCTTGAGGGAGAACTTCCTGGTGGCGGATACGAAATAGATTTTTCAAACACTTTTAAATCAGGTTATCATAGTGCTAAATATATTAACAAGACACTTCTATTAGAAGAATTAACAGCAGCAAAAACTTGGTTGTCAAGTCAATTAAAAGGTGACAAAGGTAAACTTGTATTTGTTAAAATATTGGCAAGTGAGTCAAGAGTACCAAACGCGGATGCTGAAAATGGAGGCGTGGTTTTAGCTGAATACGAATTATCAAATAAGAGAGCCGTAGCCGTTAACAATTTTTTAAGTAACATTTTTGATGGTTGGATTAAAGAAGGTTTAATTGGTGGAAAACCAATATTTGCATTTCCTGAACCAACAATAGGCGGGCCTAATTGGTGTCCTTCATATACTAAAGATGAAACTTGTGTTGAAAAAACTGATAAAAACACTGATTCTAAATTTACTGAACACCAATATGTTAGAGTACAATTTTTAATTGATACTCCAGGGATGTCGGAAAAATGTGTTGATGGTTTATCAATTACGGTAAGTTATAATAAGGATAAGAATCCTTCATTCCCATGTAGAGGAGGTCACCAATGTGATGAAGCAGACTTTACTGTGGTATTAAACAAAGTTCCAATTGGTTCTGTTAGTTTAAATAACGCTAAAGATGGTGGTAGTAGAACTGGAACTGTTACCGTAAATCCGCAACAAGCAAAAAAAATTGCAGCAACAAACGCCAAAAAAGTTGAGGTTTATTTGCAGTGTAAATACGCAGCATGTCACTCTGCGACACCTGAAATTTCTATCTCCAAAAACAAATTTATTTTACCTGGTTTCCCAAGATGCGTACCATCTATCTCAGAAAGAGATGATTTTACAATGAAACATATTTTAACTTTAGATATATGTGGAAATGTTACTCAACAAAATAACAATCAAAAAGCAATTTTACCTGACGAACAATTTATTAAAAAACCAACAGATCTAAAAGATGGTTATTTGTATTATAATGAGGACACAAAACAATTTGAATTTAGTGAATCTTCTTTGTCTCAATTTGATATGGCTTATGTTGATAAAAAAACGGGACTTGTTCAAGGGAAGAATGCAGATATTGGATCACAAAATATGCCTATTTACACAATAAGGTGGCAACTATATGGAAGTGATGATTATGGTGATGATAAGGTTAGTCCCGCCAAAATATATCAACAAGGTTGTAGTTCTTCTGACAAAGCAAACTACGGTAACTACTGTATTTGGTCTGGACCTAAATTTGTTTATAAGACGGTTAATAGAGCTATTTACCCACCTTATAATAATCTAATAAAAGTTGAAAAATGGAATTTTGGTGCAAATACTGGAGAAGTTTTAACTATATATGATCAAATAGAACGTTACGGTCCTAATGGATTTATGTACAACTATAGTGGACCAGGAATTAGTTCAAAACTGTACGATGCCGCAGGTAATAAAATTGAAGATCCAGATTCTTAAATATTAATTATGAGTAGTGTCCGTAGTAATCATTAAGACAGATTCTTTATCTTCCTTAGATAATTTTCTAAATTCTCGTCTAATTACTTTTTTTGCAATACGGTCAGATTTTCTTTTTGTGATGAAAGTACCGTCATTTAATTCATACATTTCAACATTTTTACAAGAAAATAAAATTGTCGATAACAATACAATAGAAAGGAATTTTTTCATTTTTATGGTCTTTATATTTCTACAAATATAGTAAAATTATAAACCCAAACCAAATGTTACTGACATATTTATATATTTATTATAAAATAAACATTAAATATTTTATTATGAAATTAACAAAAGAACAATTATTGGGTATCGTTAGACATACGATTACATTTATTGGTGGTATCCTTGTTATGAAAGGAATCGTTGAAGATTCAATGATACAAGAAATCTTAGGTGGTGTTACCACTTTGGTAGGTACCATTTGGTCAATTGTTGTTAAAAACAAAAATTAACTTTTATTATTTTTAAAATTAAAACCCACCAAAAGTGGGTTTTTTTACTAATCACTATATTTATCATTTAGGTTATGGAAAATTATTTAGGTATTATTGTGGCGTTTATAACAGGTGTTATTGGGCCAATATTAGTTGTTTACATTAAAAACAAAATAGAAGATAAAAAAATAAAACCAGATATGTTTAAAGAAACTCTTAGAGTTAGTGAACTTGTTACCCACAAAATTGAAAGTATAAGAGAGGAATTTAATGCTGACCGTGTTTGGATAACACAATTCCACAATGGAGGAAATTTTTATCCAACAGGTAAATCAATGGCAAAGTTTTCAATAATGTATGAAACAGTAAATACTGGAATACAATCAGTACAAAGTAATTTTAGTAATATACCTGTCAATTTATTTTCAAAATCAATCAATGAGTTATTATCTAATGATGTTATTCAAATATCTGATTATAAAGATGAAACTATAGCAACATTTGGATTGAAGTATATCGCCGAAGACACGGGATGTAAATCAGGTTATTTATTTGCAATTAAAACAATTGACGATAAATTTATTGGTTGTTTAGGATTGGATTTTACTAAAAGAAAGACGAAACTTGATCAAGATTCAATAAAAAATATTGAGGTTTATGCCACATCTCTTGGTGGAGTGTTAATGACACATTTAGAACAATAATTTTGTAAATACAATTAAAGTTCATATCTTTATGGTATGAATATTTTCTTTTTAGATTTTGATACCCAAAAATGCTCACAATACCACTGTGACAAACATGTTGTTAAAATGATCCTTGAGACGGCACAACTATTGTGTGGTGTTCATCATACTACCGACCAAGTAACCGATCAAATCCCATATAAATTATCTCACAAAAACCACCCATGTGCAATTTGGGCTCGTGAAACTTTATCTAACTATCTTTACCTTTGTGATCTTGGTTTAGAACTCTGTAAAGAATACACATATCGTTATGGTAAACGACACAAATCTCAAGAAGTGATAGAATGGTGTGTCACAAATAAACCCAACATTTGTGACAAAGATTTTACCACACCACCAAAGGCAATGCCTGACGAATATAAAGTGGATGATGTTATAGAATCTTATAGAAACTACTATATTGGAGCAAAAAAAGATTTTGCAAAATGGAAAAATAGAGATATTCCTGAATGGTTTAACATATTATGATATTTATTATAATATGAAACAAGATTTTATAATAAAAAGAGAACTTTTTAAGTTAAAAAAACAAAAACTCAACGAGGTTAACACATACGGATTCCCAACAGGGGCTGTTGATTCAGGTAAAGTGAACTCTGGAGGTGAAAATGGAAATTGGGGTGGATCTATGGAAAAAACTCTTGAAATTGCTAGTTTTGCAAAAAAATGTTTAGGAAAAGATAATGTAATTAGCTCCCAAAAAAGATCAAGAGTTAAAACAGCTTCAGGATATGTTTCAGATCACTATAAAGGTAATACTAAAGCGTATGCTGTAGATATACCTGTTAGAGGTAAAGCTGGCGATGAACTTTTAGCTTGCATTATGAAAAGTTGGAATAATGGATCTCATTCTAATTATAAAGGTGGGGTATGGTTAAATGTGACTAAAGATGGTTATAGATATCAATTTGGATGGAGAGTAAAAAACCATTATGACCACATACATGTTGGCGTAAAGAAAACAAGTGGAAGTAACACTAAAGATGAAAAACCTGAAGATGAAAAACCTGAAGATGTATCAACTGATGTTAACACAGAAGAAAAACCATCAGAGGATTCCCAAATTGAAAAATTAGGTTTAGGTGCATTTGCCAAATTAGCAAGAATGATGAGGGGAGATAAAGAAAAAACAAGCGTTGGAAATATTTTAGATCCAGTAGATAAAGAAGAGGATAAAGAAGAGGATAAAGAAGAGGATAAAAATTTGCCAAATGTTACCGTAGATTTAAAAGATTATAAAATAACAGAACCATCAAGTGAAGACAAAGAGTTCTACACCAAAGTTTTATCAAAAATAGGGGCACCAATATCAAAAGAAAATTTATTATTTTTCTATGCTTGGAGACAAGCCGAAGGTGCTAAATCAACATACAACCCATTCAATACCACACAATCAAAAGAAGGGTCGACATTATGGAATTGTTTGAGTAAGAAAAACAATAAATGTGTTGGTGGAGTTAGAAATTATAAAACCAAACAAGATGGTATTGATGCAACTGTTAAAACAATGAAGAATGGAAATTATAAGTGTATTGTTGATGGTTTAAAAGGTAATAAAGGAGCGGTTAAAATTGCAGAATGTCCCGATTTGAAAAAATGGGGAACTGGAACAGGTGTTACTAAAGTACTTAAAACAAAAAAAGTCAATCCTCCCGCAATCTCTAAAACAGAAGTTAAGGCAGTTAAAGAATCATTTAATTACGAAACCGAAAGAATTTTAGATTTAATTAAAAAAGTTTTGTAACTTTGTTGACTCTACAATATATTTATGATATCATTTCTCTATAAAAACAAATTATCATGAGTGAAGAATTAAAAGAAGTTGAGATGTTTGCGTATTTTGCAAACGGAAAAGAATTATGGTCATCAAATATTGAATTTGCACAAATAAGGGCAAATCATTATGGTACTTACATAGTTTATGTTGAAAAAATCGTTGTAGAATAAAAAAAAATAAAAAATATCACAGAGTACTTGACAAATCAAAATAAATGTCATATCTTTGTGAAACAAATCAGGAAAAGTCCTGAAAAGTTCTTTGAAAAATTAGATTATCCATTCAGGAGTAAGAAGTGAAACTGATAAAGATATTGGGCCGTGTATAGTCCATAAAATAAACTACGAAAGTAGGATAAAGTGAATCCCAAGTGTAACGGGTTTGCGTCTTAATAGTCTTCGGAATATTGAGGTCGAGTACACAGGCGAGATACCATAAAATCTTTAGTACCGAGGCCAACGGTGTAGGAAAAGTGATTTTATGACGAGGTGATGTGGGTCATCTTGTTGAGGAGGGAACTCTAATAGGAATAACTCGTAGGGATGATGCAAGAATCAATATTTCCAATGTTGTTATTGCGGGTTCCAATATAAAAGGATACTTAAAACCGAAAGGTATGTTAATGTACGGATGGTGCCGTTATTAACCTTAACCGACTTCTACCAAGGGGTTAGTTTCGAAGTAATCTTGAAATATTGAGATGGGGACATTTCACAAGGTTGTTTGGTATTTTGTTATTCAAAAGATAATGAAACTTAAGACGGACCACAACTTTGATCAATCCACAACACAAAAAACTTTTATAGAAAAGGTAAAACTTATAACTAAAAAGCAAAAGTGTTCGTCACGATATAACGGAAGTTACCCACCTATTCACTGGCTGTCAGTGGAACGTGATAACCGCAAGTTTGACCGTATTTTTATGAAAAATCTCTAGGTCGTCGAAGACCGAATCAGGACGCAATCTTGGGGAGACAGGAGTAGTAAGAGAGTAGTTGTATCGTCAAGGAGTGATTGGTCTAACCAATCGGTAATGAGTGTTACAGGACAAAATCCTGTGGATAAGAGTAGAACCAATAATGACTCGAAAGACACTTACGAAAACTGTAATCTCAGGTTTTTATTTTTTTAGGTAAAACTTAAGTTAAAAAAATTGATTAGGGACGATGTGAATCGATCCCTTTTTTTATGCACTAAAATATAATATTTATACAACACTAATCTATAATTTTAACGCATAAAAAAACCCCATCCGAAGATGAGGTTTACATTTGGTGGAGGTGCGGAGGCTCGAACTCCGGTCCATAATATCCTGTCAGATAAGGACTACACGTTTAGGTTGGTATTTTTTAATACCCCAAAATATTTGGTTTTAATTTGACCAAAAACAAAGTTGATTTGTTCTTCACCATCGTAAATCAACAACCAATGGACGACTCGATTTATGGTTCAATCGTATTCCACCATAAAGACTTCTGTTGCTAGGTTATGTGTCCACCGACCCCCCGTTTCCGTAAACCTCTTAGGCTACAGTAACTTCAGATCCTCTTAGTAAACCAAGAGTTTCCATTTTCGATAAAACGTCGCCGATTGTTTTTGTGAATCAGTTTTTAAAGAGATTAATTCAGTCTCTACGTGCCCTTTGTCTTCAGCCAATACCTGTCAAATCCAAAAACACCCCCATATGTCAAATAACTTGTAATATTATAAATACAAAGATAATACAAAGATTTATATTATTCAATATATTTATAAATATATGAGAAAAAGACTTCTTATCGAAAATGATGTCTCAGAGTTAGATGACTTCCAAAAAATACTTCTTTTAAACAAAAGAAAGTTATCTTCTGACGAAGTTGAATTCAAAAGTGATAAATATGAAGACAATATTGATATTAATAGTGTTAGAGTACAACATGATGGATTGTTATTTGACTTTGATGATTTAGAGGCGTTTTTAAAATTTTTTTTTCCTGAAGTTTTTGAAGAAGGATCTGATGGTCAGTGGGACGCTCAAAACTATGATCGAATGTATTATGGTTCTTATGAATGGTATTATGAATGTTCTGATAGATCTACTGATGATTGGAGTGAAGGTTATGTTTTAGGTTATTTTTGTAATCAGGCTAGCTTAAAACTAAAAAAGTTGTTAAAAATAATTGCACCTTCTTTAGTGGATAGTATTTCAGAAGACGGTAAAAGAATTGACAATGAATCAGAAATCACAGATGTTTTAGATAAATTTTTTAGTAGGTTTGGTGATGAGGCCAATGATATAATATGTTCAGCAAAAGCAAATGCAACTGAAGAAGGGTCTAAACAAGCAATCTTAACTGCCTACTGTGAAACACTTTCTGAATTTGGTATTGAGAAGTGGGGTAAATGGTGTTTTGGTTTGTATTTTATAAGTTGGGGAAATTTGGTCCAACTTTATGTTGAAAATGGTGAATTTGACAAAAAGGCTATTGATGTGATACTTGAAAGTATAGATAAGAAATTTAGACACACTCTTCCAGATCCTTACGAGATGGAAGGTTATTTTATGGATGATGATATTTTTAACTCTGAATCTTGTCAAAAATTAGAAGATCTAGTTGATGTGTATATAGAAAAAGCTGAAGAAGACCTTAATCCTGACTATATAGCAGTAATGGAAAAACTTACTAAGTTAGGTCTTTTTTCTAATGCCGGTAAAGAAATCCCAGGACAAAAAGGATTAAGAATTAAAGTTCAGGAAGTTGATCCCGAAACTTTAAAAGTAAAATACATTGTGGGGTCAAATAGTTATTTTGGAGATAGACAATACGGATTATCTACTGTTGATTCAGTAATTGCAATGGCAACTCAGCCAGGTTTATTTAACCCAGCTGACTTTAGAATCCAACCTGGTCAATTAAAACGATAACGATCTTTTAATATCTCATATAGTCTATAACCATCCTCGTCATCGATGTAAAATTGATTTTCATCGTAAATGTCCGTAATTATAAACCCATTCTTTTCTTCAATAACATCAATGGATGATAATTGGTATACATCATCATAAAATGGGCTTTCATCATTAAACAAAGTTGTTGTTGTAGTTATTGTTTCTGGTTCTGTTTTGAACTCATACCTTTTTAACCCCAAACTATCAACCATGTTTTTTCCTGCGACAATTGCTCTTTCTACATCATCAATACAAACAAATTCATTTGCTGTGTGCATATTATAATAACCACAAGACATATTGATACAAGATAAATCAGATTTTTGTTTCATAATCATAATATCTGTGTATGGATGACTCTGAATCATCATTTCATTTTTAAATCCTTTGGTAATTGCTCTTAATGAAAGATTAAAGAATTCACCATCTTTATCAAACAATACCGTACCCATACAACTATATGAAATTAAGTGGTCTCCTGGGGCATCGTATTGTGTGCAATAACCAACATTGTTTAAAAACTCTGTATTAACCATTTTTGACCCATTACAACCTGTTTCTTCTGACACAAAAAATGCGACTTTAACTTTATCTAATTGACGAAGTAATTCTAAACAAATATAGATACCGCATTTATCATCACCACCAATCCCTGTTGGGATTTCGTTTTTGTCGTACGCTTTTAAACATAATACTTGTTTATCACCAAATTCTTTTCCGAATGTGTAAGGACGAAGAAGATATTCTTCTTTAACTATGATTTCATCAACAAGGTTATGAACCGTGTCGGTGTGTGATATAAACATTGGGTAATACTCACCCTCATCTAATGTTCCTTTTGTAACATAGATATTTTTATGGTTATCACACACCACTTCAATTCCCTCCATTTGTGATAATTCATCCATTAAGTATTTCACCATCTTATCTTCTTGATAAGTTTTGGATGGGACAGAAAGAAGTTCCTTAAATTTATTTAGATTCATTTCAAATTGTTTCCACAAAGATAGTTGAATAAATGTTAATAAAAAATTATTCTTTCTTTTTTCTTGTTTTTTTGGGTTTTTCTTCTTTATTAGAAACTAAAACCTCATCATTTTCAACTTTTAAAGCGTAATCTTTATTCTCTTCAATCTCCATCATTAAAATCTTTTCAGAAATTAAATCCTCAATTTTATCTTGAATTGCTCTTTTGATTGGACGAGCCCCAAATGTTTCATCAAACCCTACTTTGGATATATAATCCACAAGATCCTGTTCGTATGTAAAGTTATATTTTTTCTCACTAACTCTTTTTAATAATTTGTCAATTTCAAGTTTTGTTATTTTGTCAATATGTATTTTTTCTAATGAGTTAAAAATAATAACATCGTCAATACGATTTAAGAATTCAGGAGCAAAAAACTTCTTTAATTCTTTTTTCAAAATCTCTTGTTTTTCTTCTTCCATAACAATCTCACTTTTGTTTGTTTTGAACCCAACTCCAGTTCCAAAATCTTGTAATCTTCTAACACCAATATTAGAAGTCATAATGATTAAACAATTTTTAAAGTTAATTTTACGACCCAATGAATCTGTGATATGGCCATCATCTAACAACTGAAGAAGTGTTGAAAAAATATCTTTGTGTGCTTTCTCAATCTCATCAAACAATACAACAGAGTAAGGTTTGTTTTTAACCTGTTCTGTTAGTTGTCCACCTTCATCGTGACCAACATAACCTGGAGGTGAACCAATTAAACGAGAAATAGTGTGTTTTTCTTGGTATTCACTCATATCCACACGGATCATATTATCTTCACTACCAAAGATCTCTTTTGCCAATTGTTTTGCCAAATATGTTTTACCAACACCAGTTGATCCCAAGAAAATAAATGAACCAATTGGTTTGTTTGGGTCTTTAATTCCCATTCTATTTCTGCGAATAGCCTTTGTGATTTTCAATACCGCTTCTTCTTGACCAATAACTTTTGAACTTAAATTATTGGTAAGATTTATTAAACTATTTCTTTCATCAACATTAATGTTTGAAATTGGAATTTTAGTCATATTTGAAACCACTTCATATATTAATTCTTCTGGAATGGTTCGTTTACTACTCCTTAAATGTTCCTCAAACTTTTTCTTTTCATCGTCAAGTTTAACCAAAATGTTTCTTTCACGATCACGAAGTTCCGCAGCTTGTTCATAGTCTTGTCTTTTAATTACATCAAGTTTTTCTTGTTTAATTTTATTTGCCTCTTCTTTAAGATTCTCAATTTCTTGTGGTAGTTTTATGTCAATTTGCATTCTTGCTCCAACCTCATCTAAAATATCAAATGCTTTATCTGGAAATTCACGATCTGTAATATAACGATCCGCCAACTCAACAAATATCAATAATGTTTCATCGTCATAACTTACTTTATGGTGATCTTCATATTTTTCCTTACTTAATTTAAGAATTTCTAAAGTTTCCTCTTTTGTAGATGGGTCTACAATTACTTTTTGAAATCTCCTCTCTAATGCTCCGTCCTTCTCAAAGTTTGTTCTATATTCATCAAGAGTAGTCGCACCAATACATTGGATCTCACCACGAGAAAGTGCCGGTTTAAATATATTTGAGGCATCTAATGAACCTGAACTATTACCAGCACCAACTATTGTATGAATCTCATCAATAAATAAAATGATGTTTGGGGCATCCTGAAGTTCTTCAATAATTACTTTCATTCTTTCCTCAAACTGACCTCTGTATTTAGTTCCGGCAACTAATGAATTCATATCTAATGATACAATTCTCTTGTCCATTAAAGTTTTAGGGCACTCACCGTTATGAATCATCATTGCAAGGCCCTCAACGATTGCGGTCTTACCCGCGCCAGGTTCACCAATAATAATTGGGTTATTTTTTTTTCTTCTAGATAGAATTTGAGCAATTCTTAATATTTCTTTTTTTCTACCAATTACAGGGTCTAACTTACCCTCTTGAGCTAATTTGTTTAAATCCTTACTAAAATTATCTAACACAGGTGTTCCTGTATCAGACTTTTTTTTTGATTTATCATTTCCTTCATCCATAAATTCTAACATACTTATATTGTTTTACATTCAAAAACTAATAAATAAATTTACAAAAGTCCAATATTGTTATTTTGTCAGTATAAAAAAAAATATACTGACATATTGACATGTTTTTTGAAATGGCATATATTTGGTAAAAATGTAAAAAAAATAAACATAAAAAATAAAATGATAAAAAATGGGAAAAATAATTGGAATTGACTTGGGGACAACTAATTCGTGTGTTGCGGTAATGGAAGGAAAGGATCCTGTGGTTATTGCTAACAGTGAAGGAAAAAGAACCACACCATCTATTGTTGGGTTTGTAAAAGACGGAGAAAGAAAAATTGGAGATCCAGCTAAAAGACAGGCAGTAACAAATCCTGACAAAACAATTTACTCAATTAAAAGATTTATGGGAAGTTCTTTTGATGAGATTAAAAACGAAATCAGAAAAGTTCCTTACAAATTGGTTAAAGAAAATAACTCACCAAAAGTTAAAATTAACGATCGAACTTATTCGCCACAAGAAATCTCAGCCGCGATACTTCAAAAAATGAAACAAACCGCTGAAGATTATTTAGGTCAATCTGTAACTGAAGCCGTTATTACGGTTCCCGCTTATTTTAATGATGCCCAAAGACAGGCAACAAAAGAAGCTGGTGAAATTGCAGGTCTTACAGTAAAAAGAATTATAAACGAACCAACCGCAGCCGCTTTAGCATACGGATTTGATAAAATGTCTAAAGATATGAAAATTGTAGTGTTTGACTGTGGTGGTGGAACTCATGATGTATCTGTATTGGAACTCGGTGATGGAGTATTTGAAGTATTATCAACTGACGGGGACACTCATTTAGGTGGGGACGACTTTGACCAAGTACTTATTGACTTTTTATCTTCTGAATTTAAAAAAGAAAATGGAATGGACATTTCAAAAGACCCAATGGCACTTCAAAGACTTCGTGAATCCGCCGAAAAAGCAAAGATCGAATTATCTTCTTCACCACAAACTGAAATTAATCTTCCTTATGTGACGGCAGATTCCACAGGACCTAAACACTTGGTAATGACTATTACAAAATCTAAGTTTGATCAATTAACACAATCTTTAGTTGATAGAACAATCAAACCTTGTAAATCGGCTTTGGAGAATGCTAAGTTAACCCCATCTGATATTGATGAAATCATTTTAGTTGGTGGGTCTACTCGTATTCCTGCAATTCAAGAAGCGGTTAAAAAATTTTTTGGTAAAGAACCTTCAAAAGGAGTAAATCCTGATGAGGTAGTTGCTTTAGGAGCCGCGATTCAAGGTGGTGTATTAGCAGGTGATGTTACCGATGTGTTATTACTTGATGTGACTCCACTTTCGTTAGGTATTGAAACTATGGGGGGTGTGTTCACAAAATTAATTAATTCAAACACAACTATACCAACTAAAAAATCTGAAATATTTTCTACAGCAGTAGATAATCAACCTATAGTTGAGATTCATGTCTTACAAGGTGAAAGAACAATGTCAAAAGATAATAGATCTATTGGTAGATTTAATTTAGATGGGATTCCACCGGCAAGACGAGGAACTCCACAAATTGAGGTAACTTTTGATATTGACGCCAATGGTATTATTAATGTTTCTGCGGTGGACAACGCAACAAATAAAGTACAATCTATCACAATTGAGTCTTCTTCAGGTTTATCTAAAGAAGAAGTGGAAAGAATGAAACAAGAAGCGGAAATTAATGCTGAGTCAGATAAAAAATTAAAAGAGGATGCCGACACATTAAATTCTGCAGATTCTTTGATTTTCCAAGTTGGTAAATCATTAGAGGATCTTGGAGATAAAATTAGTGAAGAAGAAAAATCTGAAATTAATCTAAAAGTTGATAAGTTAAGAGAGGCTCATACTAATAAAGAAATTTCTGAGGTTAAAACTTTGATGGAAGAAGTTAATAAAACATTCCAAGAAGTAAGTCAAAAGTTGTATGAACAAAAAACACCAAACGACGAAATAACTGAAGAAGACTTACAAAATGTAGAATTTGAAGAAGTAAAATAATCTTTTAAAATTAAAATAAATTAAATCCACCTTAGTGTGGATTTTTTTTTTATATATTTATAGACATGGAAGGATGTAAAAAATTTGCAGAGTCTTTGGGCCTAACAAAAGAGTTAGAAAAAACCTATTTTAAAATTAGAGGAGTATTCCAAAGAGAAGGGTGGACACAAAAGGATATTGAAAAACCACCATATTATCCAGATGATTTAATGTTATTACACTCAAGCATCCAACCATTGATTCGGGAAATAGACCAAACAATTATAGATTATGGTTTTAATGTTGACGGAACCGAAGTTAGTTATTATATTATGGATAAACTTCGTCATATAGATGACATAACCCCATTAATAAACAAAAATGGCAATAACAAGCGAGATAATTAGCGGAACTACAATTTTAAACGAAGTTCAATCATCGAATATTGTAAGAACACAATATGACACATTAACAAAAAAAATGATTGCGGAGTTTAAAAACGGAGTAAGATATGAATATAGTGATGTTACACATCAAACCTATACTCAATTTAGAATGTCAGAATCCCAAGGAAACTTCTTTAATAAAAGTATTTCTAAAACACATACATACAAGAAACTATAATTATAAAGTATTTATCATTATGAATACTTCAGAAATTATAAAAAGTTTTGAATCAAAAGACGAACTAAACCCAAAGATTTGGGAAAAGGGGGGTAAATCATATATGATAAAACCTGAAGTAAGAGAGAAACTTTTAGAAACCACAAATATTTTTATAGATTTTTTAGGTGTTGATGTGGTTGTAACGGATATTATTATGATTGGTTCATTAGTTAATTACAACTGGTCAAAGTTTTCAGACATAGATTTACATATAGTTGTAAATTACAACCAATTTCCAAACAACTCGCAAGAATTATATATTGAATTTTTTGATCTAAAAAAAATAATATTTAACGACAGACACGATATAAAACTATTTGGGTACGATGTTGAATGTTTTGTTCAAAATGAAGCTGAAACGCCATTTAGTAGTGGTGTGTATTCTGTTTTGTACGATATGTGGGTTAACAAACCAAAAAAACTTGATAAAAAAAATATTGATATAGAACTTCTTAAGGAAAAGGCAAATCAATGGATGAGAATTATTGATGGTGTTGTTGATAATATTGAAGATGAGGATCCTGATGAAATTAAAAGTTTGGTTAAAAAATATAAGGAAAAACTTAAAAAATTTAGAAATTGTGGTCTTGAAAAAGACGGTGAAATGTCTTTAGAAAATTTAGTATTTAAACTTTTAAGAAGAAATGGGTATGTTAAGAAATTATACGAGTTACCTACAGAAATTATTGATAAAAAATTATCAATGAACCAATAAATAACAATGATTTAGAATAATTATATTTATCTGTATATTTATTAAGAAAAAAATAATTCACATTAAATAAAAAAAAAGACATGGCAGGATTAAAACCTATCGGAAGTGAAAAACTTGAGGGAATGAATAAAATTAGACGAATAATTGAAATTGCTCGTTATAATGAAAATATTCCACAATCGGTAAACGAAACAAAATCTACAGAATATAGTATAGAATTCGCAGACGGTAATACATACCGTATTGAAAAGGAAAGACAAGGTTATATAATTAAAGTTGCAATCAATGAGTCGGACTCTGACTATATTAACCAAATGACATCAAGAAAATACTATTCTTCATATTCACAAGCCTTAAGACGACTAAATTTAATGGCTAAAGAAATTAATGTACTTCATGAAAACGAAGAAGGTATCTCACTAATAGGTGAGCAAAAAAAAAAGTTCATACTAAAGACTAAAAAAAATAATGTTGCAGAACCTGCAACAGAAACTCTACCTCCATCACCTGAACCACTATCGGCTCCCGCACCATCCCCATCACCTGAACCACTACCGGCTCCCGCACCTAATATGTTATCCCCTGAAGAAGGTACGGAACCACCTGCTGACGATATGGGTACGGAACCACCTGCTGACGGTATGGGTATGGAACCACCTGCTGACGGTATGGGTATGGAACCACCTGCCGACGATATGGGTATGCCAGAAGATGAGGTTGAAGACGAAACTGAGGTTGAAATTGAAAAAAAACCAAGAGAGAAAAAAGTATCGGACCTTAAAAGAATTCAAATTCTTGTTGGGAAATTAGCTCAAAAAATTAGATCTTATGAAGAAGAAAAAGAATTAAGCGCTAAAGAAATAAAATATATTATTAATTCTATTTTATCTGCAATTGATGTTGAAGTTTTAGATGAAGAAGATATTGAACAAATTATTGATAAATTAGAAGGAACCGAAGATGATGAAGATGGGGAAGGTGAGGAAGAAGATGTAACATTTGACGAAACGGAAGATGAACAAGAAGTTTCTCCTGAACCACCTATCGAACCTGAAATGGCTGAAGGTTATGATAGTTTAAATGATGCTTTTGATGATTATTTTGGAGGATCATTTGCCGCTCAAAGTTCTAAAGGATTAAGAAGTGAGATGGGTGAAGAGGAAGAATATTATAAAGAAAGAAGAAATAGACATTTTTATCCTGAAGTAGATAGTTTTGAACATGGAACATTTTCAGAATCAAGCGTTGATAAAGTCCTTTCTAAATATTTTATTTTAAATGAAAACGAACAAAAAAACTATAAAGAAGAAAAAAATAAAAAAACAAATATAACCTACAAAAATAGTAAACAAAATATAGTTAAACTTGCAGAATCTAAACAACAATTAGAAACTGCACTTAACTATATTGATAAAAACCCAAGAGTAAGAATGTTAGGAATATCAAATAAAGGGAATTTAATTTTTAAAGAAGGTATTAATCAAGTTAGTATTACTAAATTAGGTAGAATTATATGAATCACTTAATTTACATAAATGGTTTGGGACCTAATTATAAAGGGGATAACATTTATGAATTTATTTTTTCTAATACTTTAGAGGTTTTTGGTGAGAATTGGGAATCTAAACCAGCAAATGGTTATCCTTCTCCTCCTGACATAGAATACATTAAAAAAGTGGGTACATTAATTAATGAAAACATACAATTTGATTTGGTTCAAGACTCAGATGTTTTTTCAGTTATAGACTCAATGGACACAGTAATTGCGTTAGGGTGGGAAAAAGAAAACGATGAAAAAGATTTTTCTTTAATTAAAAGATTGGTTTTTAATTTTGGAGAATCCGAAGAAAGCGTTAAAAACAAACTATATGAAAGAGATATAGTATTAGAATTTGAAAAGGATGTTGTTTATGAAAAATAAAAAAAATATTTTGTTTTTGGTTGAAAATGGTTTATCATCAAAAGTTATTGGTAAAATGACCGATAATCAAGTTAAAGTTTTGGTTGAGAAATTTAAAAAGGAATCTAATGAACAGGTTACTCAAGTTACAGAACCCCAAAAAACCTCATTTAATATAAAAGGACCAGGAGAATTACCAAATAATCCAACAGGAAAGGGATATGAGGTTAAAAAAAATACAGATGGTAGCGTCACCGCAACCCCAATGGAAAATGAAATCAAAGAAGATGAAACTGATGATGTAACTTCATCAAATGCTTTAGGTAAAGACGCTGAACAATCATACACCGGTCAAGAATCACCTCATGACGCTAATGATATGGCAGATGATGGTATGGATGATGATTCTGGTAATAATAGATCTATGATGGGAGTGGCAGAGTCTAATTTAAATGAAAAATTTGATTCAAAAGCACAACAAGGTTTATTTTGGGCTCGTTGTAATAAATGTTCAGACAAAAAATGTAAATGGTGTAAAATGGCTAAAGAATTCTCAGATTCAACATCTAAAAAAGATTACAAAAAAATGCCTGAAAAAATTCACCCCGAAAAAACCGTTAAGGACAAAAAAAAGAAAACAAATGAAAATTTGGAAAAATTTTTAGAAAAAAAAATTTCAGAAATGGTAGACAATAACATTCAAGCCAAAATGTCAAAAAAGGATCTAATTGGAACAGTAAAAAAAAAGTCTAAATCTATGATTATTCGTAGACCAAAAAAAATGACGATGTTTTCTAATGAGGCCCCTATGGAATTACCAATAGCAAAAATGTTTTCAATAGGAAAAAAGTAGTCTTTACAAGAAAAAACTTGAATTGATATTTATATCATATGGGACTAACTAAAGAACAGGTAATGATTGAATATGTGAGATGTGTACAGGACACCCCATACGCTCTTCGTACATATCTACAAACTTACGACAATACGGTATCACAATATGTTCCATTAGAATTATTCCCTGATCAGGTTTCTTTATTAAGAGACTATGAAGAATTTGAAGAAAACATTGCATTAAAATATCGTCAAGCGGGAGTATCAACAGTAACCGCAGCATGGGTATCAAAAAAATTGGTATTCGCCAAAAAATCACAACCTGAAAAAATTCTTATTATTGCAAACAAATTAGACACATCTATGGAGATGGCCAATAAGATTCGTGCGTTTGTTAGTCAATGGCCACCTTGGCTTGGCGTTGATTTTTCGTCGGATAAAAATTCGCAAAGACACTACAAATTAACTAATGGGTCCGAAGTAAAGGCAGTTGCAACTTCAAAAGATGCACTTCGTGGATTTACACCAACTATTCTTGTTTTTGATGAGGCCGCGTTTATTGAGGCAGATAGTGACTTTTGGCCTGCTTGTATGGCATCATTATCCACAGGTGGTAAGGTAATTGTTGTTTCTACACCAAATGGATATGATCAAATTTATTATGAAATATATGATCAAGCATTAAAAGGGATGAACCAATTTAAAATTTCTGAAATGTATTGGTATAGAGATCCAAGATATTCAAAGGACCTTTATTTAGTCCCATCGGACGATATTGTTCATTATCTACTAAATAAAGATAATTTTGACGAATCAAAAAATATTTCATTAGCTCATACCGATCCTTACAAACGAGACTATGATGAAATGTCCCACTTTTTTAAACAAGGATACAAACCATGTTCAAGTTGGTACGAAAAAATGGTTAAAAAACTCAAGTACGATAAAAGAAAAATTAACCAAGAGTTAAATTGTGAGTTTTTAGGGTCTGGAGATAATGTGTTTGATAATAAACAATTAGAAGAAATAAAAAATAATTCTTTATTTGATGCAACTACCAAACTTATGGGTAATTCCATTTGGATTTGGAAAGAACCTGTTGAAGGACATAAATATATTATGGGTGTCGATGTGTCTAGAGGGGATAGTGAAGATTTTTCATCAATTCAAATTATTGATTTTGATGAAAGAGAACAAGTATTTGAATATGTTGGTAAGATTCCTCCTGATACTTTAGCTGAAGTCGCATATAAGTGGGGAATAATGTATAATGCGTTTGTTGTGGTCGATATCACAGGTGGTATGGGAATTACAACCGTTAGGAAAATGCAAGAACTTGGTTATAAAAATCTTTATGTTGAAGGAATTGACCCATTTAACATTTGGGCTAACAATAAAACATCGGTAGAAAAAATACCGGGAATTAACTTTAATAATAAAAGAGTTCAAATTATTGCGGCTTTTGAAGAATGGATTAGACATAAATTTAAAGTAAGAAGTGTCAGACTATATAACGAAATGAGTACATTCATTTACATGAATGGTAGACCTGACCACCAAAAAGGTCACCATGACGACCTTATCATGGGCATATCCATGGCAATTTATATTGCAGAATCATCATTCTCAAAGTTAGAAAAGGCAACAGAACAAGCAAAATCATTAATTAACTCTTGGGCGGTTGTGAATAATGAAGCTGTCGGTAGAGAAACTCATTTTGATCCAGTAATCCCAAATCAAAATGTTATAAATGAAAGATATGGATTAAATAATAATGGTGCATCAAAAGAAGACTATCAAAAATATGGTTGGTTATTTGGTGGTTTAATGAAATAATAAAATGGGAATTAATATTAGACCGGTATCTGCTAGAATATCAAATGGATCAAGAATGATTGTAAATGGTCAACCAACAACAGGAGTAAAAGCTTTTCCTGTAACCTTTTTAAAAAAAACCAATCCATATCAATTCAAATCTTCTGATTTTATAAATAAAACTGTAAGCGGTTCTACTGAGAACTAACTATTGAAATATTTATATCTATAGTTAAATTTTTAATATGGAAAATAATAATCAAAATCTAACGGTTTGGCAAAGGTTGGCAACAACTTTCGGCCCTAATTCTACATTAGGTCAAGGTCAACCCGATTATAAGTTAGATAAAAAAGAAATTTTAAAGACTCAAGACAAAGCTGAATATGAGAAAGCTAAATTGCAAAATCAGCAATCTCTCTATTTGAGTACTAATTGGGCAAAGGTTGAAAATAATTTATACACTCAGGCAATATATTACGAACCAACAAGATTGGCAGCGTTTTATGACTATGAGTCTATGGAATACACGCCAGAAATATCAACAGCTCTTGATATATATTCAGAAGAGTCGACCACACCGGATCAAAACGGTTATGTTCTCCAAGTTTATTCAGAATCTAAAAGAATTAAAAGTATTTTAGTTGATTTATTTGTCAATACATTAGATATTAATACCAATTTACCAATGTGGATAAGAAACATGTGTAAGTATGGTGATAACTTTGTGTATTTAAAATTAGACCCAACAAAAGGGGTTACTGGTTGTTTACAGTTACCTAATATTGAAATTGAAAGATTGGAAAGGGGTATAGACGCTAGAACTTACAGTGCAACAATAAATGTTAATAGAACCGCACTAAAATTTGCGTGGAAAACAAGAGACGCGGAATTTAATACTTGGGAGGTTGCTCACTTTAGATTATTAGGTGATGATAGAAAACTTCCTTATGGAACATCGATGTTAGAAAAAGCTCGTCGTATTTGGAAACAATTAGTTTTATCTGAAGACGCTATGTTAATCTATCGTACATCAAGAGCCCCTGAAAGAAGAGTATTTAAAGTTTTTGTTGGTAACATGGATGACAAAGATGTTGAACCGTATGTACAAAGAGTCGCAAACAAATTCAAAAGAGATCAAGTTGTTGATAAAAAAACAGGAAATGTTGATTTAAGATTCAATCAAATGGCGGTAGATCAAGATTACTTTATTCCTGTTAGAGACGCCACACAAGTAAACCCAATCGACACTTTACCAGGAGCTCAAAACTTATCTGAAATCGCCGATATCGAATACATTCAAAAGAAATTAGTAACCGCACTTCGTGTTCCTAAAGCATATTTAGGGTTTGAAGAGGCTGTTGGTGATGGTAAAAACTTATCATTACTTGATATTCGTTTTGCAAGAACAATTAATAGAATTCAAAAATCCGCAATTGCAGAAATGAATAAAATTGCAATCATTCACTTATTCCTTATGGGATTTGAGGATGAGTTATCAAATTTTACTTTACAACTTACAAATCCGTCAAAACAAGCGGATCTATTAATGATTGATGTTTGGAAAGAAAAAGTTTTATTGTATAAAGATATGGTTGGGGAAGTAGCAAAATCTATACAGCCTACATCAGCAACTTGGGCGAAAAAACATATTTTTGGTTTTTCAGATGATGAAATTAAAAATGAATTATTACAAATAAGAATGGAAAGAGCGGTTTCAGCTGAACTTGATAATACCGCAACAATTATCACTAAAACGGGTATATTTGATACCGTAGATAAGTTATATAAAACAGTCACAGGAGGAACCGCACCTGCAGGAGCAATAGGAGGCGAAGGAGGAGCGCCACCACCACCAGAAGGGGATTTTGGGGGCGGAGCGCCACCGGCACCTGAAGGAGGAGCACCACCAATTCCTGAATCAGCAAGAAAAGAAAAAAATAAATTAATATTAGAGACCACAGGAGATGATTTTGATGAAGATGATTTTTTAGATTTTCAAAAAATGAATGGTTCTTTAGGTTCAATTGAAAATGAGCTTTCTAAACTTTTAAGTGACTAGTATTTATTATCATGAGTAAATTCAAAAATCTTACTGAAAAAAACATGAGGTTCCTTTTAAAAAGGATGAATAATAATATTGGCGATTATGGTCGACCAAAAGAATTAGTTTCAGGAGCCAATCAAAAAATAGTTAAAGACATTTTAGATGATATTGGAATGGTCGCTGAAACTGAAGATTTATCATTTATTTTTTCGTTATACCGAATGAACCCTAATTATGAAACTGAACCAATTAAAATTCCTGAATTACACACTTACGAAATTGTTACAAAAAGAAGTGCAACAATTAGTGTAAGAGAATATTGGAAAAGTACGGTTGAGAATTACTTAGAAGATGAGAACGATGTTCAAGAGTTTATGGATTGGTTTGATAATCCAGATTGGTGGGAGGGAGAAATGATTGACAGAGATGAATATGATGAAGAAACAACTGACACTGATATTGATGAAATAAATAAAATAAGTTGATATTTATAAGAAAATTAGAAAAATGAAATTTGGAGAGTTAAAGTCAAAAATTGACACTTATTTAGTTGAGTCATATAAGAAAAATAAACTTAAGAATAGTTTATTTGTTTTTGAGCAGTTGGTGTTGAAAAATAAAAACATTTCAAAAATATTTTTTCTTTATGACGAGTTATCAGAAAACAAAGGATTAAACGAATCTGTTGCTAACGAGTTTATTTACGAATCTATAATTGCATATGAAAACCTTTATAACAAAGTACAACCATCAAGTTTAAAAGAATTAAAATCTTGGATTGGTCATGTACAATGCAAAAACAAATATCAAGAAATAGACAATCTTTTTTCATCAAATATTTTGACTTTAGAAAGTAAAATTAAAAGTAAAAAAGTTTTAATTGAAGGTTTAAAAAAACAAAAATTAGTTAAAAAAGAAACATTTAAAGTTCCTTTAAACACTATGGTTAAAATAGCAAACAGAACTGTTGAAAATTTTATTGAGTCATTAACTGAAAGTGAAAAAAAAGAATTGAACTCTATATTAAATTCACCAAAAGAAAAGATCCAAGAAAATTACAATAAGGAAAAAGAGTTGGTGTTAGAAACACTTTCAGGAAAAAAAGAAAATGAGAATGACGGTGAAACAATCAAAACGATTGATCAAGTTATTGAAAAAATACAAACAGAGTCTTTTTCAGAAATTAATTACCTCAAGTTAAAAAACTTGAGAAAGGGACTCTAATCCTTTTGAGATTTAATTCTCTGAATATAAACGGCCTTTTTCTTTTCTTCTCTTTTAATTACAGATTTTTTTGTGAACTCTTTTCGATCAAAAAGAATTGCATTTTGTTTTGTTCTAATAAGTTTACCTTTTAGAACCTTGATGGCCTTTTCTATATTACCTTTTTTTACTTCTACTAATAGCATTATTTTTTGAGTTGTTGATATAAATATAATAATTCGTTACAATTATATAAAAATAAACAGTTCAGAGATGAAAAATTTTTATGAAAAAAGGAAAAACGGTAAAATTGAACGGGTACAGATCGTTCAAATCCCAATTTGGTACAATTGATGCCACAAATTTAAAATCAATATTTTTAAATATTCAAACTTGGGTAGAGCCAAAAGAAGAGGTTGAAAATTGGAATAGAGTCATATTGAATATGACAAGAAATGTAAAACACTCAGTCTTAGAAAATATAAACAAACAAACTTTTGATACAAAGTTTATTGTTGACTTAGACTTAAGAACAAGTGGTATACAATTAAAAAAGAAATCTTTTATGAATTTAGAAATAAATTTATTTTTAATAGAACCATTAGATTTCAAATCCCCAAAATTAAAAAAACAAGTTAAGAATCTTATTAAGTCTGTGTATGGTGATGTTTTAAGTAAAAACAAATATTTTAAGTTTTACTTGACAAAAATTGGAAATCAAAAACCTGTTAAAAAAGAAACTGAAACTATTTAGTATTTATATATAAAGATATTAGATGGACGAACTAAAAATATTAGGACCAAGAGATTCTGGCCGTGGGATTCTTGTTGAGTACGATGCAGGGTATATAGACCCAAATGAAAGAAGAAATTTATCTATGATTAGAGAAAATCGAGATATGTTGGACCATTCAAAACCATTTGAATTTTATGCCGTATTACAGAAATATAATACTCCTAACAGAAACGGAAGAATTTATCCTGAAAAGATTCTTAAAAGAGAATCTGAGAATTATAAAAAACTAATACAAAAAGGAACCGCTCTTTCTGAGTTAAACCACCCTGAATCATCTCTAATAGATTTAGATAGAGTATCTCACGCTATCACCGATATATGGTGGGAAGGCCCTATATTATTAGGTAAATTAAAATTACTTACAAGTCCTGGTTTTCACGAAAGAGGTATTGTATCAACAAAAGGAGATTTGGCGGCAAACTATTTAAGACAAGGTGTGACATTGGGTATATCTTCTCGTGGTGTGGGATCACTTAAAAAAGTTGGGGAACAAAACGAAGTACAAGATGATTTTGAATTAATTTGTTTTGACTTAGTATCATCTCCGTCAACGCCAGGAGCGTATCTTTTTAGAGAACCAAACGAAAGATTGGATTTTGAGGATAATCTTGATGAGGAGAAAAAAATGAATGCTGATAGACATATTGGAGAAACTGGATCAAAATCGCTTGACTTAATGAATAGATTATCCGATTATTTAGATAAATAAAAAAATTATGGAAGAAAAGTATTTTATCGCAAAAATCACAACTGACATGCCTGATGAGAATACAGGTAAAGTTAAAAAAATTAGAGAAGAAAAACTTGTAAAAGGTTATTCACCGACTGATGTAGAGGCAAAAGTCACAAAAGTTTATGAAAATTATTCTATGGATTGGAGGATCACTTCAATCGTCGAATCAAAAATTGATGAAGTTATAGAAAATTAAAACTCAAAAAATTAAATAGAAAGGGAAGGGAACAAAAAGTTCTTTTCCCTTTTTTTTTTGATAAAAGTATCGTTATATGAATTTTTTTTAAAAAAGTGAATATTTATTAGAAAACTATTAGAAAAAATATGAGTTATAACAAAAATGTAGTGGAAGACGCTCTTTTCCAAATCAAAAATTTGGAGGATACACTTCAAGAAAACGCAAAAGGAATACTTCAGTCAACGATGAGTGAAGAAATCAAACAATTAGTAAAAGAATCTCTTAGAGAACAAGATGAAGATGAGATTGAACCCTTAACACCAGACGCTGAAGAAACAGATATGGAAGACGACGAAATGGAAATGGACGACGACGACGAAATGGAAGATGATGAATTCGACATGGACGACGATGAAATGGATATGGATGACGATGAAATGGATGACGAGGACGATGAAATGGATGATGAAACCATTGACATGACAGACGCATCTGATTCTGAAGTTCTTAGAGTTTTTAAAGCAATGGGCGACGAAGATGGAATTATCGTAAAAAAAGAAGGTGGAAACATTCACCTTAAAGATGGCGAAGACGAGTACATGATAAATTTAGGTGAATCTGAACTTGGTATTGAAACAAATGACCCATCCTATGATGGATTAGCAGAATATGGAGACATGTTTGGAGATGCTGATGATAAAATGGAAGGAGCTATCTATGAAATTGAAATGGATGATGAGGACGATGATTTCTCATTAGAAGACGAGTATGAAATTGAAGTGGATGATGAGGACGACGATGATTTTTCAATGGAAGACGACGAAATGGAATTTAAAACTCCTGTAAGAGATGCAATCAGATCTCACAAAGGTAAATTCAAAACATCCATGAGAGATAGATTAAGATCTGGTATGGATGATAACATGGGAGATAGTTTCAGATCTCGTAGACAAAGAGAGTATGAAGATGACATGAACGAAGATATTGATCCTGAAGTGGAAGAAATGTATGGCGGAAACAAACATGATTTTAAAAGAAGTAATGGTCACAAAATGGGTGATGTTGACGGACATTACAAAGACTATGAAATGGAAGAAATGCATGATGGAAACGAACATAACTATGAAATGGAAGAAGACATGGAATCAAATTCAGTGGATTTAGACACAGTAATGGAAGCTATCAAAAAAACACTTAAAGCAAAAGGAGTCGGAATTGGTAAAGGACCTAAATTCGCATACGACAAAAAACCTAATATGGGCGGCGGATTTGATCAAAAAAGAAAAGAAGCTTTCGGTAAAGGTACAAAAGCGATGGGAACAGGAAAAGCCAAGTTTGAATATAAACAAGGTGAAAACATGGAAAAAGGATCTATGAAAAAAGTTGAGACCAAAGAAGCGTCAAGAACTTATGGTAATGGATCTAAAGATGGTAGTCGTGGCTTGAGAAAAGCGAGAACAAACAACAGAAATTTCGAATATAATCCATTCAAAATTTCCGAAAGTACAAACCAAGAAGTTCAATTGTTAAGAGAGAAAAATGAAGAATACAAAAAAGCTCTTGATATTTTTAGAACTAAATTGAATGAGGTTGCTGTTTTCAATTCAAATCTAGCTTACGCAACACGATTGTTCACCGAACACTCAACAACAAAACAAGAAAAAATAAATGTTCTTAGAAGATTTGATAATGTTGAATCTTTGAAAGAATCAAAAAGTCTGTACAGATCCATAAAATCTGAATTAAATTCAGGTGGTTCTTCATCAGAACAAAAAATAACCGAATCAATTGAAAGAACTGTTAATAGATCTGTTGAGTCAGGTTCCGCAGCTAATTTGATTGAATCAAAAACTTACGAAAATCCTCAATTCTTAAGAATGAAAGATTTAATGAGTAAATTATAAATAAAAATAAACTAAAAAAAAATAAAAAACCAAAAAAATGGGAGCATTATTAGAATCAGGTCTTGTTGGTAATATTGGGTTAAAACACCTTAAAGTTATCAAAGAAGACACAATTAACAAATGGGACAAGTTAGGCTTTTTAGAAGGTCTAAAAGGTCACTTAAAAGAAAATGTGGCACAATTATATGAAAATCAAGCGTCACATCTTATAAACGAAGCAACTTCTGACGGATCTTCTAACGGAGCATTCGAAACTGTTGTTTTCCCTATCGTGAGAAGAGTATTCTCTAAATTGTTGGCTAACGACATCGTATCTGTACAAGCAATGAACTTACCTATCGGTAAATTGTTCTTCTTTGTACCTCGTATCCAAGGATACCAAAACGCATCATCTTATGACGCTAATGGTTTCCCTCAAACAGGAGTAGCAGGTTCAGGTGGAGAACACCAAGCACCTTTAGGAGCACCTAATGGACCAACTGACACAAACGCTGGATACCCAGGAGGTACCGCACCTAACTTTCCTTACACAAAAAATCTTTACGATTTATTCTACGAAGGAAATGAGGCTGGTTTAGATCCTCCAGGATTGTTTGATTACTCTAAAGGTAAATGGACTGCAGTTACCGCTAACACAACTGTACAAATATGGACTGGTAGTAGCTTAATTGACGCAGCTTTAACGGCTTATTCAGGAAACACAAGAAAAGTTATTATGAAACTTTGTGGATTCAACAACTCAGGAGCTGGAAAACTTATCGGACCAGACGGTAACGAAATGGATACCGAATCTTTCCTTTCTGACTTAAGAATCTACGGAACTTCAGCTATTTCTGCGGATACAACACCATGTAATGTATTAACTGCAACTACAGGGGGTTTAACAGTTTATGTTCCTTTATTATTTAGAGTTGTAACTCAAATATATGGTAAAGGTATCGTTGCTTACGGATCAAACGCAAACACAGTATTTAACAACAATGGTACATACCCTAACGACCCAACTAACGGTGGTAACGGTGGTAACTATAACGATATCTGTGATAATAACGGATGTATTTACTTAGAGGTAGATTTATCTTGTCCTGTATGTGCTGATTGTGATGCAACATCACTTGACGGATACACAGGTACTACAATCCACACAGGTACTTCTACTTCATTCTTAGCTTGGTATAGAAGATATGCTAACCTTGAGTTCGAAGATCAAATTGGTGAGGTTTCTTTTGACCTTGAGTCAGTAACAGTATCTGTTACAGAAAGAAAACTAAGAGCACAATGGTCTCCTGAATTAGCTCAAGATGTTGCGGCATTCCATAACATTGACGCTGAAGCTGAGTTAACTGCATTGTTATCTGAGCAAGTAGCAGCTGAGATCGATCGTGAGATCCTTCGTGACTTGAGAAAAGGAGCGGCTTGGCAATTACGATGGGATTACAACGGATGGAGAAGAATTTCTCAAACAACATCTTACACTCAGAAAGATTGGAACCAAACTTTGATTACAGCAATCAATCAATTGTCGGCACAAATCCACAAGTCAACTCTTCGTGGTGGTGCTAACTGGATCGTTGTTTCATCTGAGGTTTCTGCAATCTTTGACGATTTAGAATACTTCCATGTATCTAACGCGGCTCCTGACCAAGATCAGTACAATATGGGTATTGAAAGAGTTGGTACATTATCAGGTAGATACCAAGTTTATCGTGATCCTTACTTCCCAGCAAACCAAGTTTTGATTGGACACAAAGGAACATCATTGTTAGACACAGGTTACATCTACGCACCGTATGTACCTCTACAATTAACACCTACAATGTACAATCCGTTCAACTTTACTCCGATCAAAGGAATAATGACGAGATACGCAAAAAAGATGGTAAATAACCGGTTTTACGGAAGAATTACTGTGGATGGTGTTAGAACATTCGATTTAAGAGAATTGAGATAATCAAAATCTTAAAGAATAACACTAAAAGGGACAAGAAATTGTCCCTTTTTTTATGTGTCCACATTAACTATATGTTTTTTGGTCAAATAACTTATATTTATGTATATGATAAAAATAGAATTAACAGAATTGCAAGTTAAGGAAATAATAAAGTTATACACTGAAGACTTATTAGGTTCCCCCACTATTAGCGAAAAATTAAAAATACATAAAACAATTATCTTAAATACATTAAGA